TCATCTTTTATTAATCCCTGGTCGCGAAGAGCTTCTTCAAACGGGTGCGCAGGTTTAGTATAATGAGTCGGGTCCTGAACCGTGTCCTTAGCTAATTTATTAAATTCAGCAACTGGGACTCGTGCTGCATCAGATTGCTTAGTTTCGTCTACTGCAAACTTAGTAGCCGCAATTCCGGGAACCATGAAATTCATCTTTTCGTCCTGGACACAACCCATCCAGTACCCTTTTTTAGGGTCGCCTTCGACAAAAATTACCATAACAGTTGTGCCAACATCAGGTGGAATCATCCACATTCCATAACTCTTTTGCGTATTATCGTAATCATCAGGTTCGGATGTTACAAAGTCAACACTAGTTACTCCATAAAAAGGACTCAAATACTTTACTTGGTGCAATTGTCCTTCGCGAGAGTCGTCGTTGCCGACCTCGTGTAATAACTGAACTTCAAGTGTTCCCATATATGTCGGATCAAGGTGGCTAACAATCTTAGCCAGATACGGTCCGGCTTTTGGGCTGTCTGCTGAGATCGGATTTCTAGTTAATGTAGCCATAATTATATGTACTCTGTCCCTGATAGATCGGATGGGGTATTTGGAGAAGTCGGAGAATCTGCTTCTGTACCAGTATCTACGGCAGTAGGAGAAAACATAAACTTAGGTAGCACTGCAGTACTAACTACTTGGCCTCCTGCAATACCAGTTTGTCCGTGAATTCGAGAACCTTTTAAAATTTGTGTAAATTTTCCCCTTGAAAAGATGCTCTCAGATTCAACTAAGTTGTATACTCCACTAAACTGGTTTACTGCTTGTGTAGCCGAAGAATTAAAGTCGTATACTCCTGACTCAGTATTAATGTCGATTGGGGATCGAAAATTAACAATTATCGTATTATCCCCACTCTGTGTATCCATTGCACCGTCGGCGTTTACGTTTGGTTGGTTTGTGCTTTGCGCCACATAATTTCCCATGCCGCTATCACCTAAAAAATAAGGGTCTCCTAAAATTGTTAATTCTAAGTTAGTCATATCTAGCGAATTCAAAAGCAAGTCG